TCGATCACGCATCAACGCTCGCAAGCTGGCATCTGTCGGAAGACTTCGCAACACTTCCAGCTCTCGGCGACACCTTCATCCAAAGCAACACCGGCACGCCTCTGGACAGGTCAATCGCACTACCTTCCCAACCTCACATAATTGCCGACTTCTATTTCGATATGAAATGCGCGCGGCCAATGCCTCTATACGGCGTACCCGGCAACCTGGATCACTTCTAAAATGGGATTCCTCAAAAAGATCGGCAAAACGCTGAAAAAGGTTGCAAAAGTAGCAGTACCCGCGGCTCTCGGCTTCATGGCCGGGGGTCCCGCGGGAGCTGCCGCAACAACCGGCTCGGGCGTATGGGGGAAAATCAAAAGCGCAGGCTCGAGAATCGCAACAGGCGTAGGAAACATCGGGAATACCGTTGCCAATTACGCACCAGCGATAACCGCCGCATCATCACTCTACGGACAAGTCTCCTCCGCAAAGGGGCAGGAGGAAGTAAACGACCTCTCTCTGGAAGAAGCTCAAAAAAACCGCGACTTTCAGACGGAAATGTCCAATACAGCGGTGCAACGCCGCCAGGCCGACCTCGCTAAAGCTGGAATAAACCCGATCCTCGCAGGCACATACGACGCCTCAACACCAGCTGGTAGCATGGCCTCCTTCGGAAACGTTGGCCTCGCAGGCGCGCAAGGCGCCTCTGAATGGGCCAACACGGCGAGACAAATCGCGACAATCCAACCTGAGCTTCAAAATCTCCAAGCTCGCACCGGCCTCACCCAAAACCAAACTCGGGCAATTGAGGCTGTCGCCGAAGTATCAGACATGGGCGCCGACGTCTTCAGGGAAATAACAAACATCCTCAGAGACAATCGTCACGACATCAGCGAGTTCATCTCCTCAATACCGGAAATGCTCCAAGATCAAGCCCGGTCCATCCTCGAATTCATCCGCGAACAAGCGGGAAATGCATCAGAGTTCGTCGAACAATACCTCGACGACCTCATAAACGAATGGTTCAATAAACTACCTTCAGTCAACTGGGAATAAAAAATGTCAGTGCTCGAAACCTTCAAATCCGATAACTATCCCGATGGCCGGACAAAGCAATCCTTTAAGGATCAAACCGACATCAATCAAATCCTGGCGAAAGCCAGCAAAGGACAAACAATCTCGCACCTCGCCAAACACGGAGCCGTCTACGGCGACTTCAGCGATATCGACGACCTCCTCACTGCACATGCAAGACTCAAAACAGGTCAGGCGATCTTCGATAAGCTGCCCGGCGAAGTGAAACAGGAGTTCAACAACGACCTCGGGGCCTTCTACAATTTCGTAAACGACCCGGAAAACAGGGAACGCCTCCCCGACGTACTCCCCAACCTTGCAAAACGTGGGCGACAACTCCCCAAAGTCACACGCACAGCAGCCAACCAGACTGCGCCTGCGCCACAATCTCCTCCTCCCAATCCAAACCCACAGGGTTAAACCAAACGCGTCTTAGGGGCCATCCACGGCCCCTACACGCATCCCACTAAAAAACCTGAGCGGTGGGCTTGCTCCCACCGCGACTTCGCGCCAAGGATGGCGCGATCTTCATGCCCGGAGGGCATATCAAACCGCCCCTATGGGCGACTCAAAAATCTAAGCGGCCTCGCCGCTTTACCTAAACGGAGCGACCAGGGCGGCGGCAGCGTGCGAAAGCGCAGCGAAAGCACGCGTTCCCGCCGCCCGACCGGAGCGACAAAAACACAAATAAATCAATCAAATTGTCAAAAACAAAAACTCCCCCCTGCTCGAAGGGGGGCAACGGGGGGTTCAGCCAGTTCTATTTACTTGATGTGAACTGGCTAGTTGACACCGTCAACTAAAATCAAAGACTTGCGTCAACGAAAGTCTTCACGTAAAACGTACAAACCAAGTACCAAGGCGAACTAAAATGCAGCGAAAGCCAATGTCTCGAAAAGGATCTCAAAGTTACTTCACCGCAACGGCCTCGAAAACGCACTGGAAAAACCTTAAGCCGCGACCGCAGCGCGGCGGAATCCGGATGTAGTCCGGATCCATGCCGTGTTACTCCCCGCTCAAAGGCTACCAGGACCCGGAGACGGGCAAGCTCGTCTTCAAAAAAAATGGGCACTATCTGGAAGAAATGGAAGTTGGCTGCGGTCAGTGCCTTGGTTGCCGCCTCGATCGTGCTCGCGTGTGGACAATGCGACTCGTCCACGAATCAACTATGCACGACCTTGCTGGCGGCAATTGCTTCGTCACTCTGACCTATCGCGATCGGAGCGACTGCAATACGACCCAATTGGCCCGAGGCCAATATCTGAAAGGCTTATCCCTGCGAAAAAAACACTTTCAAGACTTCATGAAGCGATTAAGGAAATCGCGGCCCGACTCAAAAATAAAGTTTTACCACGCTGGCGAATACGGCGGTAAATGCAGGCATGGGCTCGAGCTCGACAAGGTCAAATGCCCACTATGCACAGTCGGTCGGCCCCACTATCACGCGATCATCTTCGGTACTACGTTTCACGACCTCGAGCTCTGGCGCGACGAAGATGGAAATCAGCTCTATGTCAGTGAAGAACTGGAAAAAATCTGGGGGTTCGGCTTCGCTACAGTCGGAGCTGTCACCTATCAATCGGCAGGCTACGTCGCTCGCTACATCATGAAAAAAGTCACCGGACCTAACGCTGAAGAACACTACACACAAATCCTCGAAGACGGAGAAATGATCGAAGTTCTCCCCGAATACTCAACGATGTCCAAAGGCATCGGAAAAGCATGGTTTGAAAAATACAATTCAGACTGCTACCCATCCGACGAAGTCCCCGTCCCTGGTCAGGGAGTTATAAAAAAAGTACCTCGTTACTACCGGGACATTCAAGAAATCATCGATCCGCAATCAGTCGAAGACGTCCGCGAGAGGCGGGAACAGTTCTTCGAAAAAAACAAGGAGGAATTCACGCCAGACCGCCTCATGTCAAAGTACAAAGTCAAAAAAGCACAAATTCAAACACTCAAAAGGACCATTCTCGAATGAAGTCTCTACTCTGCTCGATCTATGACACTGCCGTTGCCGCTTACATGCGCCCCTTCACTGTTCAATCAGAAGGACAAGCAATTCGAATGTTCATCGACGAAGTACAAAACCGCGAAAGTCCAATGCACAGACACGCGCACGACTACTCACTTTTCCTCATCGGCGAATTCACGGACCACAACGGCGAAGTCAAAGCCATCAAAGAACGGTGCTTGATGAAAGGCACTGAAGCCTCAACCCACGGAGTCAACATCAATGCGTAGTGTCATGGAACACACCTTCTCGGAAGTACCCCGGGCGGACATCCCCAGGTCAACATTCAACCGATCTCACGGCCTCAAAACTTCCTTTGATGCCGATTATCTCGTTCCGATCCTCGTCGATGATGTGATCCCCGGCGACACCTTCAACGTAAACTGCACACACTTCGCACGACTCGGCTCGCCATTCATCCATCCGCTGATGGATAACCTCTACCTCGACACCTTCTTTTTCTTCGTCCCCTACCGGCTACTCTGGGACAATTGGGAAAAATTCCAAGGATCACGCGAAAATCCCGATGACTCAATCGACTACACAATTCCAAAAATCGACACTTCAACCCCTATCGACATGACCGTAGGCGGAAACGTCCGCGCGCTCTATGACTACATGGGCCTTCCCTGGAAAACATCTGTAGATCTCAGCGAGTTCAGCGTTCTTCCGCTACGCGCCTACAATCTCATCTGGAACGAATGGTTCCGCGATCAAAATCTGCAGGACTCCGTAGCAAACAGGCGCGGCGACGGTCCGGACAATGACGGAGTAGCTGACTACACACTTCTCAAACGAGGCAAACGCCATGACTATTTCACCTCCTGCCTACCCTGGCCGCAAAAAGGTGATGCGGTCCTCCTCCCAATCGGAGGCTCTGCCTTCGTCACCCATCCAACGGGAACAACAGCCGACGGGATTACAATCGGCGTACCAAGTGGCAACCCGCGTCGAATCGACGCTTCTGGCGCTATCGCTACTGTCTCAGTTACGGAAGACACGGACGCAACACACCGCCTCTACGTCGACCTCGACACACTACAGGCAACAGTCAATGACCTCCGACTTGCGTTCCAAACTCAACGACTACTCGAAAGGGACGCCCGTTCAGGTACTCGGTACACCGAAAGCATCCAGGCGCACTTCGGAGTCACAGTTCCCGACTTCAGACTTCAAAGACCGGAATTCCTCGGCGGCGGCTCTGATCGAATCAACGCAAACGCTGTACCAAACACTTCAGACACTGCAACCGTCGAACAAGGCGAGCTCGCAGCATATGGCACCGGATCAGGTAGCAGCGGCTGGACAAAATCCTTCGTCGAACACGGAGTAATCATCGGCCTCGCCAACGTAAGGGGCGACATCACGTACAGTCAGGGCGCCGAACGCTACTGGTTCAAAGACACACGGTACGACTTCTACCTGCCCGTACTCGCGCAGATCGGCGAACAAGCAGTTTTCAATAAGGAAATCTTTTACCAAAACACGTCAGCGGATGAAGAAGTTTTCGGCTATCAGGAAAGGTACGCCGAATACCGCTACAAACCTTCTCGACTTACCGGCCTGTTCCGCGTCGATCACGCATCAACGCTCGCAAGCTGGCATCTGTCGGAAGACTTCGCAACACTTCCAGCTCTCGGCGACACCTTCATCCAAAGCAACACCGGCACGCCTCTGGACAGGTCAATCGCACT